TTAAGCACACTCACGGGCGGCAGGTTCAACTTGGTGCCCTTGCCCATACGCTTCGAGACTGTTTTAGCTCCACACGGCAAGGTGCGCAGTTCTTTGACAATATCGGTAAAGTCTATCTGGCGCTCCGCGCACCACGCCCTGAAAGGTTTTGGCATAAGGAACAGCGTATTGGTGTCCGTCTCCAATCGACCCAGCATCGCGTTTCTCGGCATCGCTTCGGGGACCACTAGATGGTCTAGTACATCCGGTCGACCGCTGGCATCGAGCCTGCCTTCACCTGAGTTACGAATGCGCAGGAAATCGTTAACATTGGCGTAGAAGTAGTCGCTGACAATCTGCGTTGCGTCTTGGCTGTGCGTGCTGACGTCCTCGCGCTTGTAATTTCGCAGGTAGTCAACAACCCAGTCCAGCAGTGCCCGTACATCAAAGTCTATAAACTTTAACCGCTTGGCAATTAGCAAACCTGTAATATCGCACGCTGCCTGCGCGGACCAGAATCGGTTCTCTGCGGCCAGCCCTGCACGGGTGTCGATGGTCAGTTGGATACTGACCAGCAGCTTTTGAACTTCGTCCAGATTATTCATAATGTACTGCAGGTATGGTATTGCCGCGTGCCCAAAGTTTCGCTCAATGGATTTTGCCAGCTCGTCGGTATCCTGCTTAGGCAACTGCTGCTTCTGTGGGGAGAACTCCAGCACGCGCTGCGCTTCCGCCTTTGGTGCGTCCTTGTACGAGTTTACCTTTGAGATAAGGCTCATGTTGCCAGTAGTCACGCAGATAAAGCTCCACGGGTCTCCGCGCCAGCGTGATGAGTTGGCCCCTTGGCTCAGTCGCCCCCGCTGCTTGCCGCTAGGAATCTGGTAGATAAAGTCGCTGGCTTCTTTGGGGAGCATGTTCGTCATTTCGTCGCAATACAGCGGCAGGTCTTTGAGCGTCTCGGCGTAGTTCATTTTGTCGTGGTATGTGTCCCGCTCAAATTTAACGTATTTGGCAGGGTCTGCCCACAAACTGGCAGCTGCCAATAGCACCGTAGTTTTCCCGTAGCCTGAGTCCTTACTGTGAAAGTGGAATATAGACCCCTTGATGGCAGTCATCTTGGTGAGCACCGAGCCGAATGCTGTGCCGATAATGTACTGGTACGATTCAAACCCCGGCTTGTTGAAGAACTCCAAGTTCTTCTTCCATTCGTCCAACGACCCCTGCGGTTCAAACATTGGGAACAAGTGCGAGGTTTTAGTGGACGGAGCGTTGAGCTCTACGCGGTCCGGGAGCACGCGAGCACGGCCCAGTGTAAACGACGTGAAGTTGTCGTCGGCCCAGCCGAATTGCCTTCTGCTTACGTCTGCTGCCGAAGTGTTTTCCAAACTAGATTCCCATTTTAGTATGTATGTCATAAGAGCATCCCAATGCGCGGTGGTAGCCACCGCTACGCTGTTTTTAGATAGGTACTTACGCAGCTCGTCTCTCGATGTTGCCGCAGTAAGCGGTATGGTAAATTCTTTTACGCCGTCGTACGGCAGGTGCACGCGCACTACAAGTGATGCCCCATCTTCCGGGTCATCAGTGCGCCGCAGCACATAAAGATCGTGCTCGTACACGAGCATTTCAACGGAGTCACCCTCTCGGTCCGTCGATTGAACATACACGCCGCCGTTTTTACCCCTGAAGTATGGCGCAGGGTATTTAGGTATGGTGTATGACTGCAGCTCTACGGTCTTCATCTGCTCCGGTCTATCAAACACGACGTTGTCTTCTTCCTGCGCCCGGATGATCTCCCGGCCAAGCTGAATCGGCGAGGTTATTTTCCCCTTGTGCGGGCATTTACCACACAGTCCCGGGTTAAGCCCATCAAACGTAGTGCAGTGATACGGACCGGAGGTCTTCTTCGCTTTGTCGATAGTAACGTCGGCGTCGTAGTCTGGGTGACGCTTGGAAACAACGTGTATTGCTTTTTCACCGTCTATGCAGTTGACCGCAATGGACAGCGCCGCCCGCCACAGCGGCTCCTCCACTTCCTCTTGGTTTGCAGCCGCGTAGGCTAGCTGAGCACAACCGCGACCCTTGGCGCTCTTCTCCAGTATGGTCTTGAATCGGCTGGTAGAGTTCCCCATCAGCGACGCCATCATTGGGTCCGCTGCATTAGAGCGAGTCTTTTTAGGTGGCACCACGCCTTCCGGGACGTAGTGATCTAGAATCGCTTTAAATTTATCCAGCGACATCGCCGGTTCTAGGTCCGCTAGCACCGCCACGTTCTTAGGCGGGCTGTCCTTGTGGTTGCGCGTGCCCGGGTATCGCAGCACTCTAGCGCAATCGGCCGAGACCACAGGGTCTATGTTCAACCCGTGATTAAGGCACATCTGCTTGAAGCGCACCGCCAAAGGCAGCCAGTCATCCTTGGCTAAGTCTTCATCCATCGCCCAGTAAACGTGAAGCCCCCTGCCGGAGTTAACCATAGTGGGTTTTGGAAGCTGGTGCGTCTGGCAGAACACCCTAACTGCTTTTACTGCAGCTTGTTGCGTAGGAAAACCTTTGTCGCCCTTGTCTTTACCGCAGTCTAAATCAAGGAAGAATGATCGCAGCTTCTCGGCGTTATCCGCAGTACGTTTGCCCGGGACAACAAAAGACGCCAGAGCAAAATATACGTCGTTATCGCTTTCGTCGAGGGTGGACGCGAGCTCGTCCATCTCATCTATCGACGCCAAAAACTTTTGGGTAATCAGCCTTTGGCCCGATCCCCCATTGACGGCAAATATGCAGTAGCTCTGCCCTTGCGCCAGCACGTGTTCTAAGAATTTTATTGCGCCCATACGCCGACCTTTATCGCTAGAGACGACAGGGGGCGCCGCAGCGCCCCCGCCATAAAGTACATGCTAACTCTAGATGTTAGTCGTCCCATTCATCTATCAGGTCGTCCAGTCCAGCCGCAGGGGTTTCTTTAGCTGCCGCTTTTTTGCCAGAGCGCACAACGGGTTCCTCATCGTCTTCTTCTACGACGGGTGCCGCTTTCTTCTTTGGTGCAGGTGCGGGCTCATCGTCCTCTTCTACGACAGGCGCTGCTTTCTTCTTTGACGCAGGGGGCGGCGCAGCTTGCTGCTTTTTAGCGCCATCAAACGCGCCAACTGTCAGTGTGACGGCATCCTTGGCTTCCTGAGAGTCCCGCATTTCAAGGGCGATCTCCAGCTCTTCCTGATCCAGCGGGCGCACTGCGCTGAATGACAGCTTGGGCTGTTCACTAGCCACATCAAATTTCATGCGGGTAACCACAGAGATTGCGTGCACGTCGTTAGCGGCCAAGAACTTTCCGTACGCTTGCAGGCCCAGCTTGCTGTCCTTTGCGTCACCAAATACGCTGGTGGCTGGAAGCTGCAGTTGGTACACCTCTTTCTTTTCAATGTCTCCATCGAGCATCACAGCAACGCGCTGGGAGTAGCGGCAGGCGCGGGATTCCCCTTGACCGGAGCCCTTGATGTTATTGGGACATGTGCCGCACTTGTCGCTCTGGCGTTGGTCTTCTGGCACTGAGGTATCCGGTGTCTGGGCATTTGATGACCAGCACGTAGGAGGAACTGCTTGTGCTTTCGGGTCGTACGCACCTTGGTAGTACTGGCGTGACACCGGTGCAGCATTAACTAGAATGACATCCAGTACGCGGTCTTCACTAACATGAACCTCTTCACCGTTGACCACCTGCCGAAACGCCTTGCCCTTGATGGATATACGGCGCCCGCCAGTGGGGCCACTGCTGCCCGCTAGGGTCTTGGTTATGCTGTCTTCAAACCCAGCGGGCATCGCTGGTAGTTTGAACTTCTTACCTTCAAACAAAGTCATGTTGCTCATGCTAACCTCTGTATTTTTAGTTTGGTGTTATAAATCTAGTTCAAGTTGCTTTCGCGCTTCGGCGTTATCGGCGCTCAAATGATCTCGCACCTTATCGTAATCAAACCTGTATGTTGTTCTGGTGTCGCCAGCGACGGCGATGTACGAGCTTCTAGGTATTTTCCCGCTCTCCATCCAGTTTCTAACGGTGATGGTAGATACCTGTAAGCGGTCAGCCAGCTCACCTATTCTGATAAGGTTGGCGCTATCCATTATTTTCTCCGAATGCTTATCTGGTATTTCGTTTCCGTGTTCATGCCCGGGGGCAGGACGTCGGGGTTATCTTCCAAAAACTGCTTCACGTTCCCTTGATGCAGTCGCTTTTCAAGCAGGTCGGGCACTTTGTGCTCGAGGACAAACTCGTGCATCGACGCCCAGTCGTTTGTCCAGTAGTTGGTCGTAGTGGTGCGGTAGAACAACCCGGCCTTCGTGCGGGCCCCCTCAACCCCGTGCTCCCTGCAGTAATCAAGTAGCGCACCCTTTACCAACGCCATCTTATCTGTGATATCTTTCGCCTTCTCTTTGTACTCGTTCGTTATCTCGTCGTTCTTTTCTTTCATCTTGATGTAGACCCGCACCAGCTTTGTAAGTTTGGGGTCCTCCGTCTCAACTGCTTTCTCAGTAGCCATATCGTCCCCGACGCTTAGTGTTTAGAGAACTTTACTATCCTTATTTATACTACGCAAGTACTTTTTTATATAAATCTATCATTTCTGAATGCACGTTGACTTTTGTTTCCAGCATAGAAAAAACGTGTGCCTCTGCTTCCGAGCCTTGTAGCTGCACTACGGTGCACTTATTTTTCTGACCCGCACGGTGCACCCGGGCGTTTGCCTGCTCGTATATTTCCACCGATGACGTCGGCCCCCACCACACAACTGTATCCGCTGCAGTGAGTGTTACTCCATGCGCCGCCGCTTGCGGCTGTATCACCAGCACGCGAGGGCTGTCCGTCGTTTGAAAGCGTTGGAATATGTCCGTGCGGTTGGACGCACTAACATCGCCGTTGATAATTTCGGCGGTAACGCCGTCGCTGTTCAGCCGGGAAGTCAGCACCTCGATGACGCTGCGGAAGGGGGCAAAGATCAGCACCTTGTTTTCCGTCTCGTTAATAACTTCCATGAGCACGTTGTAGCGGCTGGTAATATCAAACTCCACGGTCTCCCCATCTTCACTGTACACAGCCCCTGCCGAAATCTGCAGCAACTTGCCGAGCTTCACCGCTGCGTTCGCCGCGCTTATATGCTCCCCTGCGGCTTCGATCACCATCTTCTGCTTCATAATGTTGTAGTACTTAGTTTGCTGCGCGGTTAACTCAACCCTGCGCTTAACGGTAACCATGTCCGGTAAGTCCATGCACTCTGCTTTTGTAAACCGTATCGCCGGTTGCAGGGCAGCGTGCACAATCTGTTTAGAGTCGGGCCGGGGTATGTACTTGAACTGAGTCAGCTTGTACATGACCAGATCGCGGAACCCTGTGAAATACTTAGGCACGCCGCTGGGGTTCACCAATTTCGCTAGGCCATATGCGTCTTCCGGGGACTGCGCTGCCGGGGTGCCAGTCATCATCCACAACCACGTGTCGGGCCCCACCAACTGTTTGAGTGCTTTCCATCTTTTTGTCTGCACGTTCTTCAGGTACGTCGCTTCATCGCAGATTATTAAGTCGAATCGGCCGTACTTGAGGTCTTCCAGAGAGTTAACCACGGTGTCGTAGTTGGTCACTACAAACTCCGCGTCGCCCTCTATCACAGCTTTACGCTTGGCGGCGTTGCCGTGGGCGATGTCCACCTTGCGGTGCATGACGGTTTTAAAGAAGTCTGATCGCCACGCCACATCCATGATAGACAGTGGGCACACCACCAACACGCGCTGAATAACTCCGGCCGTTATCAAATAGTCCGCTGCCCACGCCGCTGCCGCCGTCTTGCCTGACCCCTGTTGAGAAAAGCAGAACGCTCGTCTGTGCAGTGTCAGAAACTCCGCCGTGGTGCGCTGGTGCGCGAACGGGGTGTACAGTCCGGGCCAGCTGTATGCACGGTTAATAGGCGATGGGACTTTCTTGACGCCGATGTTTTTAAGCACCTGCAT